GGATTTTGTAAATATTCAATCGTTTGCTCAAGTGTGTACCCTACAATATCTCCACCAGGAAGTTGGTATTTAGTACCATTTTTTACAAGAACTCTTGCTGATATACAATCATCAATAAACGCTCTCATTGCAAATGTTGGATCTTCTACAGTAGTTAAGAAGTTCTGTGGATCATCTGTTACAATTTTATCCAGTTGTGATTCAACAAAGTCTACAGACGCATCGTCTCCAACTCGTTTACCCATAACTTTAAGAACATCTTTCATTTCTGTAGTACTCATCCCACTAAACACTTTGTAAGCTTTACGCTTAAGTTTAGATTTTCTGTTTACTACTTTAGCTTCTTGCTCATCTGAAGTCATTATATACTCTGCAAATGGAGAATCAAATCTTTCCATTTCTGAGTTAGCAACTCTTTGATGCGCTCTTAAAACTAAGTATTTTAATTCATCTTCTGGAGAAGAAAGGTCAAGAATAGTTCCTTCTTTGGAAATATCTACTCTAAACATAGTCCAATAGTCTTTGTTGTATCTAGACAACGTTCCAGGGGACATGTTCATTTTATTTTCAAGACGCTTTTCATCTTCATCAGATAATCCAGTTTGTAGCACTCCTGTACCTCTTGCAGCTTGAACGGTTAACCGCTCGAAGCATTTAGAATAACGGATGCTCCCGTCGTGATCGTCGGGAAGCCATCCATTTTTCTTTATAGGTTTTAGAGTAACCTTATCTGGTCTAGTATTTATAATAACACTTTCTTTCTTCACTTCAGCTTTATGTTTTGCAACTTTTGCCATCTTCTTCTTCTTTCGTGTTTATATTAATTATCTATTATTATACTGCAGATGAGTAAATCAATTCAGCACAAGACATTGGGTTTGCAATAAGCACACCTTGTTGAGCTTGAGCGAATAATTGATAACCATCTACTGCAGATGCAGATCCTTTAGAAAACGAAGTGTTTGGACCAAGTGGAGAAGTAGAACCAGCTACGTGCCACATTAATTCTTTACGTCCTTTAGGATATACTCTACGAATATTCTTCTCACCACCTGCAGTACCCATGTTAAGGATAGTGTAACGGTAAGACTCAGTGTATCCACCTTTTGGATGCGGTACACGGTTACGTACTTCATTATCATACATTGGTAAGTGTACTAAAGTAAATCGGATACCTTGTGGCCCCATAAACTCTCTGTACTGACCTTGGAATGATAAGTTTTGTCCATCTCCACCAATTCTTTTAGAATCTAATGGTTGGAAACGAGCAGCGTGATTTTCAAGAGCTCTATGGAATTGTACCATACCTCTTTCACCTGTAAACGCTACGAAGTGACGTTGATCTTCTGGAAGAATGTTAATTGATAAGTTCAATAATACATCTTCTAAGTAATCAATTGTAAAGTCAGTATAGTGGAACTTGTACGATGGAGAGATTTGCTCACGTAAACCTGCACCTTCGATGATTGGAGTACCTGAAGCACCCATAACATTGTAAGTACCATTAGCTTGTTTGTTAGCTTTAGAGAACCAAAGCATACGCTCTTTTTCTTTCATCCACTGACACATGAATTCGTATTCAGCATACTGAGTCCAAATCTTAGTAGATTTGTTAGACTTAGGGTCCATCATCTCAATAACTAAAGGACGTTGGTGCATGTTTCCAGGAATAGTGTAAGTCTTAGATAAGAAAGACATTGCATTACGCATTTTGAACGGAGAAGTATAGCTTGTTTCACCATAAGTTCTGTTCAATGTTCTTTCTTGCGGAGAGTATTCTTTACTCGCCTTAGATCCTGCAGCTAACAATGAAGGAGCTACAAAGTCTGCAGCATCTGCTGCCATAATCATACATGGATAAACAAAAGAGGTACCAGACATGTAAGGCTCACGCATAACACGTACAGCAGTTTCACCATCATCTAATACTAGTTTATCTGTAACTGCAAAATACTTTTCTGCAAATTCGATAAGAATTTCTGATCCGTATTGGCCAGGAGTTCCTGCATAAGAAGCAGCAGTGTATCCTGTAATAGAGATAGCTTTTTCGTCATCTCCTTTTAGGTACCATTCGTAATCATTATCATCTGGAAGTTCTTGATCTCCTCCCCCAATTGATAAAAAGTAATCTAAACCAGCGTATTGGTTTAAACCAAAAACTCTACTAATAATATTTGATACTAATGTAGGTTCTTGTGCAAATACGCTTCCTAAGTGGTTCTCAGTTGTAAGACCAGACCAGCTTTTAGGAGCATACATTTGTAATGAACTAATTGTGTTTGCCATTTTTAATTAATTTAATTGTTACTTGTTGTTTATAAATAAATAGCTCCTATCGCAGAGACTTTCTCATAGTGTCAAAATTAACAGCTTTAGAGGTACCTCTACTTGGTCTGGAACCAGTTTTTTTCGTACTCTTTATAACGTCTGCCAACTTTCTAGTTGATTTAGTTGTAGACTGACGTTCAAATGCTGAAAAATCCCATTTAAGGATTGTCGCTAAATATGCTATTTTTAAATCAAACTCAGGATCTTTTTCTCTCATTCTCATGATTTCATTTTTACCTTCTCTGTCTAATTTAGTTATACCCTTGTATAAATTGTCTTTATCTTTTGGAGACAGTTTAAATCCAGGTAGTATTTCTTCTTTAGTACCAATATGATCTTTAAGATCACCTAGCCACTTTTGATGAGTTTCAACTCTTTGTTGTTCCTCTCGTTTTTTATTTTCTACAAATTGCTGTTTCTCTTGCTTCTGTATTTCAACTAAAGATGATAATGCTTCTTCCGCTTCTTCGTGGAGTACTCCTGCATCTTCGTAACGCTGAATTTTTTTATTAGCTCGTTCTTCAGACCAACCTGTTCTCATTAAGAGATCTTTTACTACATTTTTTTGTAGACTATCGCTTTTTTCCAAGTTTTCTACCGAAATAGATTCGTATACTTGTTCTTGGTTTTGCATTTCTAATAAACTACCTAGAGGGACACCTGCCTCGTAATTGTCTAATAGATATTTAATTTCTTCTGGAATTGAATCCTTATACTCACCTACTTTGTCTTCGATGGTATTAGAAATTTTATCAAGCAACCAATCGTCACTTTCTTCAAACTCTTCGTCTTTATAATCAATAAGTCCTTTATCTCTTTGCATCTCTGCAAATACTCTAAAGGCGTTTTCTGTTTCTTCTTCTGCTTCGCTATCTTCACCTGTTTCAGAAACTGGTTCTTCTTTATCTTCCGCTTTAGATTCTTCAGGTTTCTCATCCTTTATATCTTCCGAAGGTTCTTCTTTTTCTTCTTCTTCTTTTTCTTCTTTGAGTCCCGCTTCTGGAATCTCATTCACCTCTTTTATTTTTAATTGAGGTTCAAAAATAGACGGCTCCGCGTCTACGTTTTCATCTTGCTTGGCATCTTCCCCAGGCTTAGACGTGATGTTACTCAACACGCTTAAGTCCAATCCTTCTAATGCATCATCTCCTATCGCCATTTGTAATACTTAATTTAATTTATCAGTGAACAAAAATATAAACTTTGTTATCATTAGCAACTCTTTTAAATAATTAAAAGGTTGCAATTATAGCTAAAATATAATTTGCTAAATTATGTATCTTGTGATTTAGCCTCATTATTCATCATAGCTATCTGTATTTTAGTTTTATTGTCTTCTGTGTTACGCGCATCTTCTCTAGTTTCTTTCTCTAGTTCAAATTGCATTTTCTGTTGTTCTAACTGTTGTTCCGCTTGCAGTTGTTCTTGTTGCATTTGCATTTGCTGTTGTTGTGCTTCTTGCGCTCTGGCTTGGCTGTCTTTTTCTGACTGCTCAATTTTATTCTTAATATCAGCAATTGAACTTGAGTTGTAAATGCCGATAACATCTGATATAGACATTTTATCATTTTGTAAAGCTGCTTGAGTTAATGATTTTAAAGCCTCTAAAGCTTGTAAGTCTTTAGAAGAGTTAGAGACAAATACTCCGTACTCAGAATAACCAAACTGATCACCCATTAAGTTAAAAGTCATTGTTGCTAAATTATCTGTAACATATTGGAATTTTTTTGTCTTTCCTTTATAT